TTTTAGAGGAAGACGGCTCAAAAAACCCGATAAAGGGTAATGATAAAAAAAATGGGGAGGAAAAGAAGTGAAACGCCTTCATTTATACCTATGGGCGGAGGATCATCCGATGGGGATATTTGTATCAATGTATAACTCATGGGATGCAATTATCAATATTGTCAAGCTCTGGACAAATCCAGATTATGTGTTTACCGTAATAGAAGAGGAGATTTAGGGGAGAGCAGACAATTCGAAAACAGACAGAACAAAGCAAGGACATTCACCTCTATCCGCACCAGAGCAAAGCGATATTGAGTACGGTTAGGTTCCCGGCTCTTATAGGAGGGACCGGAGGGGGAAAAACTTTTTGTGGCCCGTGGTGGCTCTATCAGGAAATATCAAAATATCCGAAAGAGGAGTTTATCATAGTATCGCCTACCTATAACATGCTCAGACGCACGACGTTGCCGACATTAGTCGATGCTTATCGAGGGACAGATTTAGAGGGTGATCTGAAGGAATCACGGCGAGAATACATATTACCGACAGGGGGGCGTATCTGGCTAGGGACTGGCGATCGGCCCGAGACACTTGAGGGAGGTCAATACAAGGCTGCGTGGCTTGATGAGGCCGGTCAGATGAAATATATGGTCTGGGTTGTTATCCAGGCGCGACTTGGATTCAAGCAGGGACGCTGTTTTATGACTACGACACCATATGGAATGAATTGGTTATATAAGTATATCTACAAACTCTGGCAGCAAGGCGATAAGGATTATGAGGTGATCAATTTTGCAAGTACAGATAATCCAGGTTATCATAAGGATGAATTTGATCGTGCGCAGCGGGCGATGGATCCAAATCTCTTTGACATGCGGTATCGAGGATTATTCCGTAAAATGGAGGGGCTCGTATATCCGGACTTCGAACCCAGGCATGCTATTGATCCGTTTCCGATCCCAAACGATTGGCCTAAACTTGGTGGCATAGATTTTGGGTTCAACAACCCGATGGCACGATATAAGGGTGCACTTTCTCCAGATGATCAGCTTGTCATATATGACGAGTACTACAAAACACAGACACTATTAAAAGATGCGGCACCTAGCATGAGAGATATGCGATATGTGGGCGATCCGTCCGGCAAAAGAGAGATCGAGGAACTGAAAGCCCTGGGCGTGGATATTGTCCCAGGCATTAATGATCCACCGATATTGACAGCGGCAATGAATGCGAGAATACGCACGAATCGGCTATTTGTTTTCAAAACATGCTATAATTGGCTTGATGAGATTGAGACATATGCTTGGGAAGAGGGAAAGGATAAGCCTGTCAAAAAAGATGATCATGCAATGAATGCGACCGAACAATTGATATTAAAGCTTGACGGCAAGCCAACGAAGAAAGGGAGGGTGCATTTTGGCATCCATCAGTCTGTGCCGATGTCAGAACAATCGGCAGATGAACGGGCGTTGCGAATAAGGGAGTCTGTGGTTAGAGGGAAATTACCGCTCTCTATGCGGATAGAGGAGAAAAGGGAGGAAGAGGACGAGAAACCGGACAAGAGAAAGCACGGCCCGAGAAAGGGAAGGGTGCATATTTATTGAGGGGAGGAAAATATGAAATGTCCTAAATGTAAAAACCAGATGTTCAAGCAATATACTGAGGAAATCCTATTATCTAAACCACCCCAATATCCTTGGAATTGGGTCTGTGTTGGTTGTGGACATCAATTTAGAGGTGGAGCAGATACGTTTGAAAAACCAAAGGGGGAGGCTGATGGATAAGACGGAGGTGTATGGGATGGTGAGAAATGGCTAAAAAGCGATCAGTAACTAAAAAACCGACAATAAAGAAAATCAAAAAAGGCAAAGTCCATAAACTGAGCTTTATATCAACCGATAGAGGGGGACTCATACCACTAGGAGTGTTGAAAGATCACGAGCTGAAGAAAGAAAAAGACGGTAAGAGTAAGCAGATTGTTGAGAGTGGTCAATGGTATTATGATAATGCTTTAATACCATTGCCGTTTAATGCTGCCGGACTGCTAGAACTGATGGATAATTGCAGTTATTTTGATGCTTGTGTACGGCAGATAGCGATTGATGCGGTAGGTAGTGGATATGACATTGTGCCGCGTGAAGAGGGGAAAGAGAATGAGATTGAAAAGAAAGTACTCCAGGAATTCATGAACGAAACAAATACAGAGAATGAGAGTGTTGAAGAGGTGTTGAAACAAACAGTGATTGATTATGAGGCGATTGGCTGGCTCGGTTTAGAGATCTCGCGTGGTGCGGATGATAAGATAAATGGTATCTTCAACATCCCAGCACATACAATCCGCATTTCTGATGAATCGAAAGAAAAGAGCGATTTGATGAAGAGGAGGTATTGCCAAGTAAGAGGAGATAAGAAGCGATGGTTTAAAGCATTTGGAACAGAAGGAAATATGAGTGCCTTGGATGGAAAGGAACTAAAGGCAGATACGAAATCTGAGAATGTAGCAAATGAGTTGATCTATCGCCGTGAATATTATCCACTGAGTGATTATTATGGCAGACCGAACATACTGAGTGCGATCGGCGCGGTCAGGGGATTGATCGGTGTACGGGATTTTAACCTATCTTTTTTCGATAACTATGGTGTACCAGCTGCGTTAGTTACTTTGACGGGAGATTGGGAGGAGGGATCACCACAACATATCCGTGATTTCATAGATACCGAAATCAAAGGTACAGACAACGCCCACAAAACGCTTGTGATCGAGATACCGGAAACGGGGACATTTGAATGGATCCCACTTATCACGGACATGAAAGAAGGTTCTTTCAGTGTATATTTCAAAAGCTTGCGTGATGAGGTATTGGCAGTACATAAGATGCCTCCATACAGGATAGGGATTGCAGAGACAGGCAAGCTCGGCGGTTCTACGGCACCGGAGTCGACGAAGATATACAACCAATCTGTTATCCGGCCGTTGCAAAAGATGATGGGTGACATATTAAATAATGATATTATAAAGGATGGTCTACAGATAGAGACATACATTGTCAAGTTTAAAGAGATCGACACCCGTGATATGGATGCGCTCGTGAAGCGATGGAAAGAGTTGTTCGGGATGGCCGTTATAACACCAGGTCATATTGCAGGAGAACTAGGGTTAAGTACGGAGGAGATGCCACATGCTGAGGATTATTATATTCTAAACACTTATGTTCCGATCCTAGAGGCCGGCACTGTGATGGAGCAGGCAGTGAAGACAACGGAGGAGGATATTAAAAAGATGGTTGATGACATGATAAATAAATCGAGGGAGGTAAGAAATGCCACTAATAATAATGTTTAGAGATCCAAAAATCGAAATGGTGATTAAGGGAGAGTTGGATAAAAAGATGATTGGCAAACTAGTCAGGAAATTCAAAATCGCAATCCCCGGTGAACTTGTCCACAATGGGAGTAAGATACTCATAGCTGGTGAATCTGATTCAAACATTGTCTATATTCGAGATATCAGCATGGAAGAGTATGAAGAGAAAAGAAGGATGCAAAAAGAGATGGAAGAAAAAGCTCGGGGTGGGAAAAAGATCGATACACCCAATATGATGATTAAGCACCCGTTTAGTAAAAGAGGAAGTGGGAATTGATTTGAGTAACCGCAAGATCCTTGCAAACTACCGTAGGATGCTCCGGCATTCCGAGATGCGAATTATGCTGCCAGCAGTACGGCATTTTATGCAATGGATGAATGAAAAGCTCCAGGTGGGACGGTTGAGGACAAAACGGTTTACGGCAACAACAGCTAAAGTGATTGTCAAGTGGGATGATATAGAGCGTATAGGAGTGGAGATGCTCAAGCCTGCAATATTTGAGGCGCTTGTTTATGCAGGACAAAAAACGTTTTCAAAACAGATACGGAAACAGGAAGAATTTGACCCGATAGGTGAGGCTGTGGTGGATTGGTCGAAAATACATACGGCGGCAATGGTGGCTGAGGTTGTCAAGGATACACGAAAAGCGATAAACGAGATTGTAAATTGGGGACTGAAAGAGGGTCTATCGAATCAGAAGATCAACATGGCGCTCCGACCGACAATAGGCTTGCAATCCAGGCACGCCTTAGCTGTAGGCAGGGAATATACAAGACTTCTGGATGCAGGAGTATCAGAGGCTCAGGCATTGAAGAAAATGGAGGCATATGCAAATAAATTGCATCGATATAGAGCAAGGCTGATTGCACGAACGGAGGCAGGGGAAGCAAGCTTGAAAGGAATAGCAGAGGGGTATCGACAAATGGGCGTGAAAAAACTCAAACGAATAGAGGACCCGAACTGTTGCGATCTATGTAATGACCATCAAGGCGAGATTGTAGAGATAGGCAATGCTTATGGTTTGTTGCATCCCCAGTGCTTACTTGGGAATTCACTTATTCTTCCTTGCGGCCAACTTACAAGCGTCTTTAAAAGAAGGTATCGTGGAGAAATTATTGTCTTTAAGACTGCTAGTGGTCGTAAGCTCTCCTGCACCCCAAACCATCCGATACTCACAGACAGGGGGCTTTTGCCTGCGAATGCTCTTGATGTAGGATGCAATGTGATCAGCCACTGTGTCGGTGAGGGGAAAAAATTCGCTGATTGGAATGATATATACAAACCATCCTTGATTGAGAATATAGCGAGTTCTTTCATTGAATCTGGCGGCGTGACGACCAAAGAAGTGCCAGTTTCCCCCGAAGATTTCCACGGCGACGGGATAGGCAGCAAGATCACAGTTGTAGGGACCAATCGCTTTTTGATGAATCGTTTCTATCCCTCTTTCAGAAAGCATTTTTTGAAGTATCAATTCAGATTCGGAAAAATTCGAAGGATATTTTTCAATCGTTTTGGCATGCTTGCATTTCGTTTTCCAGGATATAGGCTTGCCCCTCGTAGCTTTATGGGCAGCTTCGGTTTGACGGATTCGACGCTCTTTGCTGAATCCCTGCCAGACAAGTTTGATTCTTTCGCTTTGAGGTCGAATCTCGATTCCTCGAGAAACCAATCGCTTTCTTATGACACTCCTACTGACATTAAAGAATTTTGCAATCTGCTTTTCAGATTGTCCAGAAGTATAAAGTTCTACAATAGAATCAATTGGAAGATCAAGGAAAGCAAACATTCCGGCCCTGTTTCGTTTCCTTGGTTTTTTGATAGAATTATTCATATTCACTCCGATCACTATGAAGGATATGTATATAACATAGAGACAGATCAATCATACTATATTGCTAATGGAATTGCAAGTCATAACTGCGAGGGAACCTGGGTGGCGGCATGAATGAAATAAATATCAAGGGGGAAAAATGATAGCCAAAGTAGAAATCAAATCAGAGTTCATCCTTGTCGGCAATCTGTTCATAAATATGGGTATGGTGACAGATTGTTATATTGGTGGAGATATTATCAAGCTTAGTCAGATGGGCGGTTCGTATATTATCATAGGAAACAATGACGCTCAGTATTTAGATCCGAATCAGCCGTTTGCCGTGATGCTTGACGGACCGTATTATGCAGCCTTAACAGCCTATCTGAAGGACAAATTCCAGGCGAAGGAAATAAAACCGGAGGGAGAGAGAGACAATGAATAAAAAAATATTTATTTTACTTTGTATTGTACTTTTCTCTATTCCAGCAGGATTATTTATTACTGATTCATGTCGTTCTACAATGGCACAAGAAACAGAGCAACCAGCAAAACAGCTAAAAGTCAAGACATGGCGAATGCCGGCAGACTTGCATCAAGGGCTTGTTAAGATGGTCGATGATTTTAATAGAGACTATAATTCACGAATCGAAATATACAAAGAAGTGCTCAGAAAATCATCAGACGAATTTGCGGATATGCCAGAGGATGCGGTTTTTGACTTGCAAAGTGGTGTCTTTTTAAGCAAAAATGATTATATGATATTACAGGAGCGTGCGAAAAAACTCCAAGAGAAGGTAATAAAAGAAAAGGCCTCGGGGGAAATGAAGAAGGAGGCCGAGAATGAGGTTAAAAAATAAGATAGTAAAACCCTTTCTGATATTCCTTTCCTTTCTGTTGTTGGCATTTCTGCCGGCAAAGGCTGACTATGCTATTAATGTATTTACGGGTCAGATGGATTATTATGAGACTGGACTGCCTGCGGGTGGGGCTGCCGGGGGGATCACCTATTTTGATGGTACAGATTGCAAGAATCTAGCAGTTGGAG